GCGCGCAGCTTCCCCGCCCTCGCCGCCTCGCGCAGCCAGCGCGCCGGGAGCCCGGAGTACTCCGAAGCCTCTTTCAGACTGAGCCAGGGTTTACCTGCAGGCGGGAACGCGGCCGCGAGCGCCGCGAGCTGCGCGGCGACGCCGGCGAACGGGTTAGACCCCGCCGGGAGCGCCGGCGGGCGCACGGTTACGGCCGAGGCGTTCAATGGAGCCCCGTTTGCGGCCGCGAGCGCCGGCGGCCGGCCACCGCCCGAGCGGATCCGCTCGACGTCGCGCCGCGAGTACTCGACACGCGCGGCGCGCTCGCTTGCCAGTTTCGGGAGCGTGCGTTTTTCGATCTCGCCGCGGGCGGCGCGGTTTTCCACCTGGCGCACGCTCACGCCGAGCAGCTTCGCGGCCGCGTCTTTCGTGATCCAGTCGTTTTCGGTTTCTACCGTGCCCGTGCGGGCTTTTGGTTTAGCCATCCTGTTGAGGATATACGAAACGTGCGAAAGATGCGAAAATTCGCGAATAGCGATTTTCTGTTCGCATATTTCGTGCGTTCCTCTTGTAAGTGTACTCAATTTTGAGTACAATGGTTTTAGTGACGCACAGTGAACTGAAACGGATGCTGCGGGCGGCGGGATGCTCTTTCGAGGAAGGGAAAAAGCATACCATCGTCCGTCTCGGTTCGCGGTTCAGCGTGATGCCGCGTCATGCGACGAAAGAAGTACCCGTAGGCACGCTGAGGGCGATTCTCAAGGCTCTCGGACTAAAGGCAAAGGAGTAACACACATGCTTACCTGGCAGGCGCTTTTTGAACCGGAAGGCGATTCAGTTGTCGTCACGTTTCCCGATCTCGGGCACGGCGCCACGTTCGCCGCGAATGAAGCCGAAGCGCGCGAAATGGCCGCCGATTTTCTTCAGACCGTCATAACCGAACTCATCCGGCGCGGCGAGGATATTCCCACGCCGCGTCATCACCGGGGGAGCCGCTATCGGGCGATCCCGCTGACTGCGCTCGCTTCGGTCAAAGCGGAACTTTATACCGCCTTCCGCGCATCGGGCATCCGCCGCGCGGATCTGGCCCGACGTCTCGGGATTTCACGCGGCAACGTGGAACGGCTCTTTGACCTCAGACACAGCTCGCGTCTCGAACATCTCGAAGCCGCGGCGCACGCGGTCGGCGCGCGCCTCGCGGTGACGCTCGAAGCCGAGGCGGCCTGAGGCGTCTTCCCCGCCCTCGCGTATAATTCGACCCAATGAGCACCCGCGCGGCAAACTCACGGGCTGATGCTGCAACCGCCGCGCGGAAAACGGCCGCCGCCGGCGTGATTCCCGGCGGCCGCCTGAAAATCGTGCCGGCGGATCCGGCCGCGCAGCTCGCCGGCTACATAGACGAGCTCGGCGCGCTCGAGGCGGAAATGATCGCCGTGCGCCCGAAACTTACCCGCATCGAGACGCTGCGCGCGCTCATTCGCGAGCGCTTCGACGGCAAAGAGAAGCACAAGGCATTCGAAGCCCGCGGCGCGCACTATACGGCAACGCTCGGGCCCTGCGCCTATCAGCGATCGCTCGATGCGGCGGCGCTCTCGCGCGCGATCGGGCTCAAGGCTTACGCGGCGATCGCGAAACCGACTCTTAAAGACGCGGGCGACGCGGTAGCGCCACACATTCTCCAAAAGTGCATCGTGCAGGACTACACCGGCGCGCGGCCGCTCAAAACATTTGAAATAAGCTGAACCGCATGGGCGGGTTCGGCTCGGGGCGTCACGGCAGCAGACGGGGCCGTAAGCCGACGTTTGTGCCGTGCCCGTACTGCGGCGCGGCGATCCCGCTTACGCAGGCCGCGAGGAAATGGCACGCGGGATGTACGCGCCTAAGGCGGCGGCTTCCGTCGCGACGCCGGCCCAAACGCCCGAAAGAGGCGATCGCCCGCGATCTGGTTCGCGAGCCCGTACACGGCGAAATGATCCTGCCGCTCACGCGCGAACAGATAGCCGAACGTATCGGGGCGATGAGCGCGGGCGCGTTCGGGCGCATGGCGCGGGGTATCTTTCTCAAACGCGGCGCGGGCTCGCGCGGGTGGAAGCGCGCAGGATAAAGCGCCGATTCGCCGCTTTGGTGTATAAATAGACGAAAGCGTGCCCGCTTTATGCCATGCGTTTGCAGTCGGCGGGCGCGTAGCGTGTCCGGAAACGCGCCCGGCGTGGTACGCGGTCCACACAAAGAGCCGCGCTGAGTTTCAGGTACGCGACCGTTTAACCGCGCGCGGTATCGCGGTTTTTTTCCCCTCTCTCGAGCGCCCCTCACAGCGCCGTAATCAGCGCATCACAGTCACCCGGCCGCTCTTTCGCTGCTATCTGTTCGCAAAGGCCGAAAGGCGCGAACTGATGGGCGTAACGGGCGTTGCGCACGTTTCGGGACCGCTCGCCGAGGAAGACCTCGCCGAAATGCGGCGCGCCGTCCAGGGGCCCGCATTCAGGGGCGCGGGCGACTGCCGCGCCGTGCTCGCCGAGGGCGAAAGCGTGACGATCGCGCGCGGGCCGCTCGCCGGCATCACGGGCGTTATTACCCGCACGGGCCCGCGGCGTCTCGTGATCCGCACCGCGCTGCTCGGCCGCCCGTGCATGGTCGACATCGGCGCGGGCGATGTGTTCGGAAGGGCTGCCGCATAGCGAAGAAGGCAAAAAAACGAACGAGCGCCGCCAAAGCGAAGCCCGCCGGATCAAAAAAGACGGAGCGCGCCATACCGGAAAAGACGCCCGCGCGCAAAGGCGGCCGCAAACCGCGTATAGACAAGCAGCGGGCGTTTCTCCGGGCGTTTACGGAAACCGCCTCGATATCGGACGCCGCACGGGCGGCGCGGATGCACCGCAAGCAGCATTACCGCTGGATGGAAATTTCCCGCGAGTACTCGGCCGAATTTCAGAAGCTCCGCGCGATCGCCGGCGAAGCGCTCGAGGACGAGGCCGTACGGCGCGCGAAAACCGGCGTATTCGAGCCGAATGTCTTTCAGGGGCGCTTTGTTTATCCGCAAGAGGAGTACGTAGTCAAAGAGGCGGTACTCGGGCCGCGCGGCGCGATCCGCGAGCCCGAAGTGCGCGCGTGGCGCGACAAGCCGGGCGCGCGGCCGCTCGGCATATATCGGAAATCCGACTCGCTGCTCGCGCTGCTTTTACGCGCGTGGCTGCCGCACCGCTACCGCCCGCAGCTCGAGCTGTCGGGCCCGGCGGGCGGCGCAATCGAAATTGTCGAGCGCCTGCATGCGGGGCGCGAGCGGGCAAGAAAGGCGGCCGAGGCTGATGACGCCCGCAACGGCTGATATTGAGATTTCGGACGAGCTGGCCAGCTACTACGCCGATCCGCTTGGATTTGTCAGGTGCGCTTATCCGTGGGGCGCGCCCGGCCATCTTGCGAGCGAAACCGGGCCCGACGAATGGCAAACCGAATTCCTGCGCGCCGTAGGGAAAAGCGTAGGCGCGCGGCGCTTTGACGGCGTGCGCCCGGTAGACGCGCTGCGCGAGGCCGTCGCGAGCGGGCACGGGATCGGGAAAAGCACGCTCGTCGCGTGGCTCGTGAACTGGATCATGAGTACGCGCCCGTTTTCGCAGGGCACGATTACCGCAAATACGTTCATCCAGCTGCAGACGAAAACGTGGGCCGCGGTTCAGCACTGGACCGGGCTTTCGATCACGGGCCACTGGTTCAGGATCACGGGCGAGCGCATGTACCACCGGGCGTACCCCGCGAAATGGTTCTGCAGCGCGCAGACGTGCCGCGAGGAAAACTCCGAGGCCTTCCAGGGCCAGCACGCCTCGGGCGCGACATCGTTTTACATCTTCGATGAAGCCTCGGCCGTACCCGACAAAATCTACGACGCGGCCGAGGGCGGGCTCACCGAGGGCGAGCCCATGATTTTCCTGTTCGGCAACCCGACGCGCAACTCGGGGCGTTTTTACCGCGCGACGTTCGGCGTCGATCGCGCGCGCTGGAATCACCGCTCGATCGACTCGAGGACGAGCGCGCGTACCAATAAAGAGCAGATAGCGCGATGGATTCAGGACTACGGCGAGGATTCCGACTTTGTGCGGGTTCGCGTGCGCGGGCTGCCGCCGAATGCGTCCGAGCTCCAGTACATCGACCTCGGCCGCGTCCATGAAGCGCAGATGCGCGAGCGCGAGGCGCTCACCGATGACCCGCTCATAGCGGGCTGCGACGTTTCGGCCGGCGGCGAGGCGTGGAACGTGGTGCGCTTCCGCCGCGGGCTGAATGCGCGGCCGGGCGCGAACGTGCCCGCGCCGATCCGGCTCGCCGGCGAGAGCGGCACGCGCGAGGTAATGATCGCGGCGCTCGCGCGAGTACTCGCCGAGCGCGACCCGGCGCGCCGCCTCGCGATGCTGTTTGTCGATAGCGCTTTCGGCGCGCCGATCGTGGAACGGCTTAAAGTGCTCGGTTTTGACAACGTGGTCGAGGTTAATTTCGGCGAGACGCGCACGCCCGATGCGCATTTCGCGAACATGCGCGCCTATATGTGGAACCAGCTTAAAGAGTGGCTCGCGCGCGGGGCGATCGACCGCGCGGACGAAAAGCTCGAGATCGACCTTACGAGTCCCGGCTATCACCTGAACCGCTCGAATCAGCTTGTGCTCGAGAGCAAAAAGGAAATGCAGGAGCGCAACGTCCCGCCCGTGGACGACGCCGACGCGCTCGCGCTCACGTTTGCGCAGCCCGTCGCGCCCGTCGTCGCGCGGGGCCCGGAGCCGGGCGCGTACCGGCCCGTCGCGGGGAGCTGGATGTCATGAAGCCGTATTACGAGAGCGACGGGATTTCGATATTTCACGGCGATTGCCGCGAAGTGCTGCCGGCGCTGGCCATCTGCGATCTCCTGCTCACCGACCCGCCCTACGGCAACGGATTCGCGGCGGATCCGACGCAATCGCGCGAGCGGCGCGGCTATGCGCCCGAGCATTGGGACGACCGGACCTTCGGCGATCTCGACCCGGTTCTCCCGTACGGGGAAATTCAGGTTATATGGGGCGGCAACTATTACGATCTCCCGCCGTCGCGCGGCTGGCTCGCATGGTGCAAACCGGACGCGCCGCCGAGCATGGGCGGCGTGGAATTCGCCTGGACGAACCTGAGCCGGAACGCCCGGTATTTAGTCCAGTCGATTTCCGCCACCAACGCCGAGCGCGTCGGGCACCCGACGCAGAAGCCGCTCGCGCTCATGAAGTGGTGTATCGGGCAGTTTCCCGCCGTGCGCTCAGTCGTCGACCCGTTCATGGGAAGCGGTACGACGCTGGTAGCCGCGCGGCATTTCGGCTGCGCTGCGATCGGGATCGAGATCAGTGAGCGTTATTGCGAACTGGCAGCGCGGCGGCTCTCGCAGCAGGTTATGGATTTCTGTTTCACTGTGCCCGACCGCATTCTGAGCGAGCAGCGCGCGGCGCGCGACGCGATCGCGGCGGGCGACGAAAGCCGCGGCGCGCGGTTGTGGCTCGCCGATTGGGTAGCCGAGGAAGTTCTGACGGAAGCGGAGGGCCGGTAGAGACTATGCCCAAGTTTCTCGAGCAAAAACTACAGGCCGAGTACGGCGCGAACTCCGCGGTTCCGTACAAAATCATGAACCGCCTCGGCGTACTCCGCGGCAATAAAGAAACTGCGAAGGGCCGCGCAATGGAGCGCAAACACGCGCGCGATACCGCGCGGCCGGGCGGCCGCCTGCGCGCGCTCATGGGTCGTATGCGTGCCTGAAACCGTCAAAAATACCGACGAATTCCTGCGCATCGCGCGCGAGCGCTGGACACGCTCGGAAGAAGCGGAAAAAAATATCCGCGAGGCGGCCGAGAAGGACCTTCAGTTTTTAGTCGGCAAACAATGGCCGGAAGGCGAGCCCGAGGCGCGGCGCACGGCGCAGCGCCCGGCGCTCACGATAAACAAGCTGCCGCCTTTTGTTTCGCAGGTAACGAACGAGCAGCGCAAGAACCGCGCCGGCGCGAAGGTGAGCCCGCAGGGCGAGGGCGCGGACAAAAAGACCGCCGAGATTTATCAGGGGCTCATCCGGCATATCGAGTACATCTCGCAGGCGGATGTCGCCTACGACACCGCATTTGATTACGCGGTTTCCTCCGGTTACGGCTACTGGCGTTATGCGACCGATTACGTTTCCGATCGCTCGACGCAGCAGGAAATCCGCATCGCGCGCGTCAAAGATCCCTCGACCGTCCGGATGGATTCGGACTGCGAGGAAGTCGATTGCTCGGACGCCGGCTGGGCGTTTGTCTACGACAAAATGAGCCGCGAAAAATTCAAGCGGCTGTACCCGGAATCCGAAACGGCGCAAAGCGACTTCTCGCCGGCCGGCGGGTTCAGCGCGCCGGCGTGGCTTGTCGGGGATGAATGCGTGGTCGCCGAATACTGGCAGGTTGAGCCCGAGACTAAAAAACTGTGGATGTACCGCGGGATACCCGAGCCCGCGGAAGACGAAGCGGGCACCGCGCCGCCCGCCGTACCGACGCTCGGGCCCGCTCTCGCGAATATGCAGCCCGGCGCGCCGGCCGCGACCATGCCAGGCGCGCCGCCGCAGCCGGCAGCAATGGGCGCGCCTGGAATGCCCGCGCCTGGAATGATCCCGCCGGGCGTCGCCGCCGTCGCGCGCCTTGCGCTCGCGCCCGACGCCGACGAGCAGGGCCGCGTCGTGCGCGGCTACTACGAAGACGAAGACGTACCGGAAGGTTTCGAGCCCGAGCTCGACGACGACGGCGAGCATATCGGCCGCGAAGTCGAAGTACGCAACGTATGGCGCTATGACATCAACGGGCACGAGATTTTAGGCAAGCCGAAGAAATGGGCCGGCAAGTACATACCGATCGTGCCCGTGACCGGCGCGGAGAAATTCGTTAAAGGCGAGCGGTATCTGTTCAGCGCAATCCGTTTTGCGCTGGACAGCCAGCAACTCTACAACTACTACAAAACCGCCGAGGCGGAAGTAATTCAGCAGACGCCGAAAAATCCCTTTATCGGCGCTCTCGGGCAGTTCAAAACGATGCAGCAGGTGTGGGGCGAAATGAACACCGTCCCGCGGCCCTACGTCGAATATGACCCGGTTATGGTGGGCGGCCAGCTCGCGCCGCCGCCGGCGCGCCAGCCCTACGAGCCCGCGACGCAGGCGCTCGCGATCGGCGCGGCCGCGGCGAATGAAGATATCAAGGCGACGACGGGACTGTTCGACGCCTCGAGGGGCAAAGAAAACCCGCAGGCGGATTCCGGCGTCGCGATCGGGCTTTTGCAGCAGCAGGGCGAAACGAGCACCTGGCACTTTTTCGACAATTTCCTGCGCTCGATGTGGCACGGCTACCGGATCATGCTTGATCTGATCCCGAAGATTTACGACGCGCCGCGCGTGGTGCGCATCGTGCGCCCGGACGACGCCGAGGAACTGGTACAGATTAACCGGCTCTTTACCGACGCGGACGGGCAGCGTATGCGCTATGACCTTTCACAGGGTCAGTACGCAGTCGCGATGAGCGTGCAGCCGTCCTATGCGACGCGCCGGCAGCAGGCGGCCGCAGACCTCGGCAACCTCGCGCGCGCGAGCCCGGAAACGCTGCCGCTCTGGAGCGACCTGTTTGTAAAGCAGCTCGATATCGGGCCGATCGGCGACCAGATCGCGGACAGACTCACGCCGGCGCAGTTCAGAACCGACACCAACGTGCAGCAGTTGCAGCAGTCGGCGGCCGCGCTCGCCGCGCAGAATAAGCAGCTCGTCGATCAGGTGAACCAGCTAACGCAGACGCTCGCGACCGAGAGCTACCAGACGCAGGCGAAAAACGAGCAGAACGCGCGCGACAACGCGGCGAAGATCCATATCGCGCAGATGCAGGAAGAAACCAAGCGCATGAACGCGGCGAATCAGCTCGCAATGGCTGAGATCAACACGAAAACGCAGACCGCCGCGCGCATCTTCTCCGACATGCTCGCGCGCATGGAAGCGCATGAAGCTATGGCGCACGAAGTCGCAACGGGCGCGCAGGATCGCGCGCTCGCCGCGGTTATGGG